TAGTAGTCACTGGAATATCGGGCAAGCTTCCCGGAATTTGCCTTGCGGTACTCGATAAAACGCGGCTTGTTGGCCACATAGTACGCTTTGGAATAGTCTCGTTTTCCGAAGCTCATTTGCGGCCCTCCAGCCGGTCGATCAGGTGCATAAACTGTACCGAGACCGTCAGCGCTCCGATGATGATCATAATGTATGCGATCATATGTACCTCCTATGCTCTGACCAGCTGGGCCAGTTCCTCTGCGCTAAAGCGCAGCAGTTTGTCCAGATTTTTGATGTCCTCGCACGTCCACGCGCCGCTGCTGAACTTGGAATTCAGCGTAGAAATGCGGAACCCGGTCTTTCGCGCCAGCTCAGATTGCGTCTGGATATCGCGCTGTGCGCATTTGGTGCGGATGATCTTCCGCATCGTCGTGGCGCGTGTTTCTGTTGGGCTTTGCGCCCACGGGCATTTTGACATTGTTCTTGCCTTTCTCTCGGCCCTGTGTTACAATAGGGTAAACACAAGGGGTTGTGTTTCCATCTAGCCCTGTTCGGTCTGCTACACCGGGCAGGGCTCTCTCTTTAGCCATCTTTTCTTTTTGCTATGACCGCGTCAACAGCGGCCTCAAGGCGCTTACGCGCGTCCGGCGGCTTGCGGTGCCCGTTCAGCAGCATACTCACATACGGACGTGTAACGCCAAGTTCGGCGGCTACTTCGTCGTATGTGATCTCGTGAACGTGCATCTTGCCCACAAGCTTGCCAGTCCAGGATTCCAGCAAAATTACACCTCCTTAGTGTTAATTTGTTTGACTGCGGCGGAAAAGTCTGCTATAATTTTTGTTGCTGTATCAGCAAATTCAAAGGGGGTAGAAATATGTCCAACAATTCCGAACTGAACACATTCCCGAAGAACCTAATAGAAGCGCTCGCTTTCCTGTATGTCCAAAACCAGAACTTGTCTGGAAAACCTCCTGCCGAGATTTACAGGATCTACAAAAAGGCAGCGGCTGACATTCAGGAAGCGCAAAGAGCAGACCTTGACGCAAAGTGGAATCAGTTGTAAGGAAAAAGAACCTTCACGATATTGACCATTTGGTTGGTCAATCCAGCTAGGTCAACATCGGATATGTTTTTCTCGTGGGAACGCTCAGAAAGCAGCTTCAACTGCATTTCAAGCGTTTCTCTTATATCCAGAGCCATCATCAAGTTCTCACCTCCGTTTTCGGAAGATTCCCGTCTGTGATGCAACACAGGCTGGATTTCTTTTCCGCCGCAGTCAAATTTGCGGTTGCAAATAGTAACTAAGTGTGCTATTATGGATTTGCGAGATACATATTAGCAATTTCCGACACGAGCAGTTCTGCTGGGGTCTGGTTTTGTGTTACCTTTCGCAAGCCACAAGACAAGTATAGCAGTAACCATAGTAACTGTCAAGACTGTAATGTGGACTTTAGTAACTTTGTTGACTTGCACAAAATTAGAGGTCTGACACTATGACTTTTTACGAAAAATATTTATTGCTATGCCAAAAGAAGGGAAAATCTCCTTCTGGGGCGGCTTTAGAAATTCCTCTATCCAAAACAACCGTAAACAGATGGAAAAATGGTGGTGGAATAACAGACGCAAATGCTATGCGTGTTGCGGCATATTTCAGAATCACCGTCGAAGAATTGATGAGCGGCGTAGAGGGCGCAAAAAATGACCCCGCTCAAAAGAGCGAGGTCAAAGCGCTTGTAGAAGATTTGCCGGAAAACATCCAGCAACTTATCCGCATTTGCGTGGATCGTCCTGATCTTGCGCGTGCGCTATTATCTGTTGCGCAGCAGATCGAAAACGATCCATCTGGTCGGGAGTAAATCTTGACAGTATCCGCACCAGATCATCTATGTATTCATTCGCCGCCCGTTCATCCATTGTTTCCTCCTTTCTGCCAGTAGAAACACTTGTTCTATCCGGCAGTCAAATTATATCATTTGTGAATCGCTTTTGCAACCGCAAGATATTGCGGTGCTTTTTCGACAAAAACCACATCTATAACACATGGGAGGCTGAGAAAATGGAAGAGTTCAAATTTTGCAGCAGTTGCGGGGAGAAAGTCCCGATCGGCACAAAATTCTGTCCGAATTGCGGGAAAGCCCTCTTTCCGGAAGAGAAGCCAAAGAAATTCTGCCAGCATTGCGGCGAGGAGATCGATAAGGACTGCGTTGTCTGTCCAAAATGCGGCAAGCAGGTCTCTGAGCTGAAATCAGAACAGCCGACTGTTGTGATCCAAAACAACAACACGAACACGAACATCAACAGGACGTCCGGAAAAGAAAAGGACAAATGGGTCGCTTTCTTCCTGTGCTTGTTCCTCGGACTTGTCGGTGCCCACAAGTTCTACGAGGGAAAGATCGGAATGGGCATTCTGTACATTTTCACAGGCGGCCTTTTCTTGGTCGGCGCGATTATCGACTTGATCTCGATTCTGTCGAAACCAAATCCATACTACGTTTGATTGAAGCCCTCCGCCGTCTCCGCAACAACGGCGGAGGGCTTTTCCCGACGGACACCCACCATGCCCGCCGCGCAATGAGAGCGTAGCAAAAATAGGTTGGGTAGGTCAATGCCGAAGATGGGTATTCGACAAAACTAGACATACCGACATTCGGGTATTTCCTACCCAACAATGGGTAGAGGAGCAGGAAATGAACAAATCTTTACAGGATATATGCAGAGAGGCCAGAGACCGACAGGGTATGACCAATCAGGACGTTGCAGACAAAGCCAACGTTCCGCTTTCCAGTGTGCAAAACTTTTTTGCATCTACATCTAAAACGCCAACTGTAAATAACTCCGGCAACATATGCCGAGCATGTGGTGTTTCAATGGACAAATATTTTGACATCACGCCGTATGTTCTGCCGGAAGATCAGGTGCGGGAACTGGAGCATGACCACAAGGCAGAGCTGAAGCTTGCCCACCTTGAAGGAAGTGTAGAACAGCTCAACAAAACAGTAGACAACCAGAACACCAAAGAAAAGCGCCTGCGCGTTTCTCTGTACAGCGTCACAACGATTGCCGTGATCCTGCTGCTGGTGCTTGTCGGCTATGTTGTATTCGACTACAGCGTACCATACGCCGGTTTGATACAGGGCGGTCAGGCCAGCACACTGGCATGGATCGTTATTGTCCTGCTGGCGGTCGGTGTAGGCGTAATCGCGTCGGCGTTTTTGAACGCTTTGCGATACGCGAGGAAGATAAAAGAGCAGTAAAAAAGACCGCCCCTTTCGGAGCGGCCCGCAACCCCCAACACAGAAATCTACCACAAAATCAATGAAAGGAGTTTGCCCAATTAGGGTAACACAAAACGATGGAAAAGTCAACGAAATGTAAGAGCTGTAAGAGAGAAGTTCCCGCCAATGCAACGTTTTGCCCGTGGTGTGGAAAGAGACAGGCCGCAGCGCCCCGCAAAGCGTTGAAGCGTCCCAACGGAGCCGGAACCGTTTATAAGCTTTCAGGCCGCCGTACAAGGCCGTGGGTGGCCGCGAAGAACAAGGTCATTGTCGGATACTACGAGAAGAAAACGGACGCGCTGGCGGCCTTAGAGAAGCTTTCCGGCAAGGATTTGGACGAACGGTACAACATGACCTTCTCGGAAGTTTTTACCGAGTGGAAAGCGGAGCATTACCGCGAGATCGGAGAGAAGGGCATCGAGACCTACGAACGCGCTTATGTGATCTTTCAGCCACTGCACGATAAGAAATTTCGCAGCCTGCGCACCGATGACTTCCAATCGGTGATCGACCAGCACATGAGCAAAAGCCACTCCACGGTAAACAAGTACAAGCAGCTTATTACCCAGATGTCCACATGGGCCGTGCGAGAGGAAATTTGCACCACCAACTTTGCCCGCTTTGTAAAGCTTCCGGAAAACGTCAAGAAAGAAAAAGACGTGTTTACCGCCGCCGAGATTAAAAAGCTAGAAAAGGACGGCAGCGACACCGCCAAGATCATCCTTATGCTTCTTGCCACCGGTATGCGCATCGGTGAATTGTTCACCCTACCACTGAAAGATTATCACGGGGATTATGTGGTCGGCGGTGAAAAGACAGAAGCAGGCAAAAACCGCATTATCCCTATCCGGCCAGAAGGCCAGGAGTATTTTGCATACTTTGCAAAAAAAGCAAACGGCAGTTTGCTAATTTCAGGATATGATGGTCAAAAAGTCCCTGCCAACTTCCGCAGGCGGGAATATTACTCCCTGTTGGAAAGGCTCAAAATAGAAAAAAAGACCCCCCATGCCACGCGGCACACTTACGCCACCCGCGCGGTCAAAGAAGGTCTTGCCCCTGAATATCTGCAAAAAATTCTCGGTCATGCCAATTATGCCACAACTGCCGACGTTTACACGCACATTGACGCAGAAACGCTGGTCAGTGCGGTTACTAACACGTTACAAACAAAGGCAAAATAGCAGAAAAAGAAAAATCCTCGTAACCCGCATGGTTACGAGGATTTTTTGGTGCCCCGTCGGGGATTCGAACCCCGGACACCCTGCTTAAAAGGCATAGCACGCAATTAAAAATCGAGCATAAGTTGACATTTCCCAGCAATACACAGCAATATTGCAAACTTTTCCAGCAAAAACGTTTCCCTGTTTCTGTGTGTTTTCGCTGGGTAGCTGACAAATTACTAACAATTTTACCGCCCCAGTTTTGCCATTACGCTGTTGTATACCCGGCTATTGGAAATGATCAGCGCGTCCATCAGCTCGTCCATCACGCCCCATGCCTTTTCCGGTGACACTTTGGCGACCGCCTGTAAAAACGGGCTGTCCCCATACTCGCCTACCAACTGCACAGCTTCCGGCGCAGGCGCGGCAGAGTACATGACCGGCATTTCCGGCAAGCTTACCTCTTTGTGCTGATTGGCAATGGTGTATAACGCGGCCAGCTTTTCATAGTTGCCCCAGCTGGATTCTTCGGTTTCGAGCCTACTAATCCAAAGCTGCAATTCCTTCTCGTCGATCACGGGGGGCGCACCCCCTTACATGGTCTCCATCTGCGTCATGCAGCGCCGCAGAGCCTCACGCACGTTATCATCGTCAGCGTCGCGGATCATGTCCTGCAACTGGCGGCGCATATGTTCGTGGGCATCGTCTCGGCTGTAGCGGCCCATAGAATCGCGGTGACGGCCACGGTAAGAACTGCCCCGTCCGTAAGTGCCGCGAATATTGGCGTCCCAGTCACCGTCGCGAGAATAGCCGCCGTCGAACATCTCAATCTTGTCAATGTTCTTGATGGAAGAAACGGCCTTGTGGATGATCTCCAAATCACCAGCACCCAGCTCGCCCTTGCGGGCCAATTCGTCCAGTTCCTCGCACAGCATATCCCGGATATCGTTTAATGCTTTCATGCTCATATTATCGCTCCTTTCAAGAGATTCGGTCAACGGCCATGTTGGAGTTGGCAAAGCTGACAGCCTGCGTGCTTGTGTTTTCCATTGCCACAGTCAGACAGCAGTTGCGCGGGACCTCCACGATGGCGCTGACGTAGATATTGAAATAATTTTCCACCGCCGCAGGCGTAACGATGGCCGTCGCGCTGTTCAGCGGTTCGCCGTTGATCGCCAGAGCGGCGCTGATCGCCTCAACTGTGCCTCCGGTGGGGATGGCAATGTTGCCGCCAAAGGCCACTCTATAGCGTGCTTTGCATTGGTTAGTGAGCCCGCGAAGCGTCACCTGCCCGCTTCCGTTGCGATGAACGATGCAGGGCTTGTTGTTGACTGCCGTGGATGTGAGAGGGACGCTTTGTCCAGCGGAAACATCAACAACAGCATTATTAAAAAACTCAGCCATTCTCTTTCTCCTCCTTCTTCCCGAAGATTGCCCCAAAAGGGGACAGCGCCCCATTGGAAAGCAGGTCTGTGTAGCTGGGCTTAAAAAGCTCGTCTGCCTTACGCAGCAGATCCGCATAATTGCCCAGTTCATAGATGTTCATCTTAGACTTGTCCAGGGTTGCCAAATGATTGACAAAATCAATTTTCAGTTCGTTTACGGTTCTCATAAAACAGATCCTTTCTCAAAAATACAGCGGCGGAGCAAAAGCCCCGCCGCGTTGTTGTCAGTATCGGCACGGGGCCGAACATTTCGGTGACATCACCAATATGATGCCCGAAAAGCTATGCTATGCAGTTGTCAGGCGCAGGAGCAGCAGCCGGTGTAGCTGCCGCCAGCCCAGGGGTTACAGGACTGGTACGCGGGAATCGGCGTGGGCCGCAGCTGAGACACCAGATAATTGTTCTGCGCAGCCTGAGAAGCCTGCAGACGCAGCTCCTGATTGGCGCTTTCCAGATCACGCAGCTTGCTCTGGGTCAGGAAATCCAGGATAGCGCGGGAGTTCTGGTTCTGGTTGTCGATGATGTCACGCGCAGCAGTGCTCACCGTATTGCGGGTGTCGCAGGCCTGCGTCGCCATGTCATACCGGACCTGTGCGATAGCCGCACGGTTTTCGCAGCAGCACTCCTGATTCTGCATTTGCATAGCAGTAAGCTGCTGCATCAAGGCTGCCTGCTGGTTGCAACGGGCCAGCTCCGCAGCGGAGAAGCCGCTGGTCACAGCCTGGGTCACACCGGCAAAGCCGTTCAGCATACCGGTATTCATGGCATAAAAGCCGTCGCAAATACCGTTGTTTACGCCGTCCAGTTTGCGCTCGATGTTGGCAAAGTCAGAAGTCAGGATGTAGCCATCCATCACACCGCCGTTACCGTTGCCGCCCCAGCCGTTACGGCCCCAGCCAAACAGAAAGAGAACGATGATCCAGATCCAATTGTCGCCCCACATGCCCATACCGCCTCCGTAATTGTTGGCGGGAGCCACAGGCATAGTCATCATGGGAGCGCCGCCGTCAGAAAGAGACATATAATCACTCCTTTATTTAAAATTGTTTTTATCTGAATCGTGGCCACGATAAAGAATTAAAATATTTGCCTTATATTTTTTACTGCATCAGACTTTGGAACTGTTTCGCCATCTGCTGCAACTGGTTCAACTGCTGCTGCGAAATAGCCCCACTCTGCAAAAGCTTTTCCACCTCCGCTTTGGGGTCGCCTTTAAATGTCTGCTTAAACTGGTTGAACTGCTGCACCATTTGTGCAAAGCCGCTTACCGGCCCCGGCATTTGCCTGCCGCCCAGCGCACCAAAAAACGGATTGTTACTCATCGTCGTCATCCTCCTCCACTCTGCGCTTTTTCTTGCCTTTCAGTTCGCCCACAAGTGCCGCTAAGCGGTCAAATTCCTCGCGGGTGACAAACTCCACGCCAGCTTTTTGCGCCGCAGGAGCGCCCGTTTCTGCGCGTTCTACAAGGTCGTAGATTTTCAGCGTTGGTTTACCGCTGGCGTCTGCCTGTTTCAAGTACACCGTCGGTGCCGAAGAATCCCACAGCGCGATAGCTGCGTTGGGTGCCACCATCCAGTTTCTTGCCTCCATCTCGCCGTTGACCCACTGCACGCCGCTCTGGGGGATAGGATTTGCTGCCTGCGGCATTGGCTGCATCTGCGGCATTTGCTGCTGTCGCATCTGCATCAGATTGTCCGGCATCGGCTGCGGATAATAAGGATTTTGATAGCCGTAAGGGTACGCCATGATTTAGTCCTCCTTGCTCCAGTAATACAAAACCGTTTCGTTTTCACAGTTCCACGAATCGTAGATCGTCCCGTCCTGCACGCATACCACATGCCCGGACAGCGCCAGAATGTAGGTGCCTACCAAATGTTCTTTTGCAAAATCGCCTACCGTGTAGCAGACCGGACAGGTATCCGGCACCAAGTGTCTTTTGTAGCCAAGCCGATGCAGATACGCACCCCACACCGCGTTTGCAGACGGCATGTCTCCTTCCAAATAGCCCTGCATCGCCAGCGCAAGGTAAGTTGTCTCCCAGTCCTGGCCCGTGGCTTTTGAGATTGCCCTCACCGTGCAATCTCCCACATTTTTGCCCCTGGGGTTTTTATTGAAATAGCTATACATACTCTCGCCTGTCATCAAAAAACAGTTCGATGATATGGACAAACATCGAAAGTCCGGATTCGTCGTTTTCGTACAGTCGGCAGATTTCCGCTGCCATTTCCTCCGTGTATCCGCACTCAATCAATCGTTTTCTGTTGCTCATGTCCACACCTCCTTGTTGTTTCCAGTCTAAAACAAAAAAGACCAAACAAATGGCCGATAAATGGTCATTGTTTGGTCTTTTGACTATAAATTCTTTATATGGTCTGCGATTTTCCCGTAAGCGCGTCGCCGTCGCCGGTTGATATATTCCGGCGTGACAAAATGCTGTGTGCATAGCTGCGCATAGCTTCTGCCTTTTACGTCGCACTCGATCAGGAAAAATTCTTCGTCGCTTTGCAATCCCAGCCCGGCGATGTAGGCCACCGCCCGCTGGGGCGCCATAGACTGTAGCTTTGCCCGGATATCACGATGTGTCGGATTCATGCTGATTCCCACGCCGTGAGCTTGCGGAGCTATTCACGGAGGCGGAGGGCGGCGGATCGTAGCCTCACGCCTCGCTCAGATTTTCTTTCAAAAAGTTCTGCGATTTATGCTTGACATACCACCGAATCGGTGGTATACTAAACCCGTAAGTTAGATATGGATCGCCGCCACGCGGCAGAGAGGAGAACAACATGAACGAGAACATCAAAGCCATCGCCCCGGTTGATTCCTGGTGGAACGCCCAGCCCTCCAACGACATGCCCATCTACGATATCGACGGTGCTCTGTACTGCGCCGACGGCTGGAACGGCGAAGCATACCTGCGCTCCTTCCGGGTGCTGAACCGCTACGACCTCGACACGGAGAACCCGCAGGAAGTCGAGCTGTGGCCCGTCTACCGCTTCCAGGCCGAGGGCCGGGAGTTCGACGAGGAGAACGCCGACCGCGACAGTGAGATCGTCGCGTTCGAAGTCCGCTGACGCAGAAGGGAGAGCAGCATGACTGATTTTCAATTCAACGTCCTCTGGGCCGAGGCCTTGGCCTCCGCCGACCGCGACGCCTTCATTTCCGACGCGGCCCTGTCATCCATCTGGGGCGACGCGCCCGACGCCGCGATCCCGGATGACCGCCTCCAGCAGCTCGGCCAGCTCTGGGACGCCGCCCATCTGACGGTCAAGGAGATCCGTGCCGCCACCGGCCTGTCCCAGGCCGCCTTTGCCCAGCGCTTCTGCATCCCCCGCCGGACGGTGGAAAACTGGGAATCTGGCACGAACACCTGCCCAGCTTACGTTCGTCTTCTGCTGGCCCAGGCCGTTGGCCTGCACGAGAGAGGCTGACGCTTATTGATCAACAGCGCACCCACATGGGTGCGCTGTTGTCGTTTTCTCACACCCTCACTTCGGCGATGAACGCCTCCGGCAGCACCTCGCGCACCTTCGCCAGATACGCCTCGGCATTGGTCTTGCTCTCAAACGCGCCCACCTGCACCCGGTAGATCGTGCCCGAATCGGGCACCGGCTCCGGATCGAGGTCGATCTGCTTGTCCGGCGCGATGTAGGGAATGCCGAAGAACTCGCACACGGCCTGACAGGTCTGCTCCGCGATGGCCTCCATGTTGTCGATGAGCCACTGGGCCTCCTCCGGATTGTCGTGGAAGCCGAACTCCGGCAGCACGGCGGGCATGGTGGTTGCCCGCAGCTCGTACAGGGCGGAATCCTCCACCAGATAGTCCGGAGCGCCGGGAGACCGGGGCGCGATCCGCTCCTGGATCAGCTTGCCGATCTTCCGGCTCTTGTCGCTGGGGTAGCAGTGAACCCGCGTACCCGCCACTGAGCCATTGAAGCCGTTGGTGTGCAGCGCGATGTGGAGATCGGCGGGCCACGCGTTGGATGCCCGCACCCGGTCGTACATGTTGCCGTACTGGGCATTGATCACCTCGCAGCCGCAGCGCTTCAGCGCGATCTCCAGATAGTCGGCGCACCGGCCCATCTGTTCCTTCTCGTTGGTGGTGCGCCCGTTCCACAATGCAGAGCTGGCGTAGACGTTGCTGGCCCGATCCTCGGGACTGAGGAAGATGTTAGGCATTGTCGCTGCCCTCATTGGCCTTGTCCTTGTTGTACTGCGCCGTGGAAATGCCCAGCACAGCGCCTGCGAAGGCCGTCACGGCGTTCAGCGTCAGCACCACGTCATCGGGCCGGGGCCAGCCCCAGACGGGAGCCAGCGCGGCATACAGCGTGGCGATGGCGGGCAGTACGATCATCACCACCCACTTGAGGGTATCATAGATTTTGTCATTCAGTTTCATGATGTAGTTCCTTTCCGGCTTCATCAGCCTGTCCATTATTTCCGGATCGGCAGCCTGCGCACTTCTTCCATCACGCGCTTGGCGCTGCCGTTTCCGCCCATCTTCTCATACGGCGCATACAGATAATCGTTGAGGTTCTCATACTCGTCCTGCGTGATCTCGCCCCGCTGGACGTAGGTCATGCCCAGATGGATGATCCGGTCATGCGCCAGCCCCACCAGCATCTTCCGCTCCGCATCGTTCTTGTCCGCCCGCTTGGCGATCAGCGCCCACAGGCCGCCGCTCGTCAGAACGGCCACCGCCAGCGGCACGACGATCTGACTTACCCATGCTTCCATCGCCCGCCCTCCTTTCGTATTTCTCGCAGATGGGGCAGACCATCCGCCCCTCGGGGACGATTGCCCCGCAGCACACACAGGTGTTATCCATTACGTGATCTCCTCGTTGACGGTGATGATGCTCTCGCTTGTGATGCCTGCGCAGCAAAGCCTGAAATAAGCGACATTATCCAGCGTTAGACCGCTGGAGTTTTTCACCGTGAACTGCGTCCAGATGTTGTTGGCATCCTTCACGCCAGCCAGCGTGCCGCCCGCGCCAGCACCGTTTGTCTGTCCCAGATGGCTCTTGTTCGCGTCGTAGAAGGAAATACGCTGGTTGTTGCTGGTGATCCCGGAGGTCACGCCGTACTGCCATGTGACGTTCTTCAGCCGCACCACGTCGCCAAAACTGACCGGAATGAAGCCTGTCAGATACATACCGGTGTAGCTCTCGGCGGTGCCGGAGCTGTTGAGCCGCTGGCCCACCGCATAGCCTACGTCGTTGTAGACGCTGCCGTCCGTGTCGGTGGCACTGGGCAGCATGTTGGTGTAGCTGGGTGCGCTGGGGTCGATCACGGTATAGTCAAACTCCCTGTCAATGCCGGGGCCGTAGTGGTCAACATAGATCTTCTTGTCAGCGCGGTTGATACTGAACACGCAGAAGGATGTGCCGTTGGCCGTCCCCGCCGTCTTGCTGTAAGTGTTGCCGTCCACCGACACACGCTCTCGCCCGTTCAAGATGTTTGGGCAGCAAATGGACAGGAACGCCCCGCCCACGGTCTCGTTGGCATAGCGATGTTCGTGGCCGTGGATACACCCGATGATCCCCGCCGGTGTGACCGCCGTGAAATCGTAGTTCACTGCCACGCCGCCGTGGGAGATGCTGCCGCTCTTCTTGGTGGCGTAGGCTTTTAGCAGCGTCGCCGCGTTGGCCGTATTGCACGGATGCACCATGCCGCCGGGGCCGGGGTCGGTGTAGGTGCCGGACGTACCCAAAACAGCGTGTGATAAAACCAGAATCGACCACTTGGAGGGATCGTCCACGTCGCTGAAATTCAGCGCGTGGTCTGCCAGCCACTGGAGCTGCACAGCGCCGATGTTTTCCACATTAAGAAAATTGCAGTTCTCACCTACACCTACCTGCGCGCTGCTCCAACCTCTCCGGTCATGGGTGTCCAGATAAATCAGTCGCAGCCGCAGCGCGGGGAAGTCCATGTAGCCGTAGGCTGTGTTGCCCGGCACATAGCCGTTGCTGGCCAGATTCTTCCGGCTGATGGCGGCGTACACCTGCGTCTGGGTCATTCGGTTCGCCGTGGCCTGATAGGGCGCGTCATCGTGGTTGCCCACGCACCACGCCTGCCGACCGGGAAACTTGGAACCGATAAGCAGCTGATAGTCTGCGTTGTCCTGCATAGCAGATTCCACGGTGGTGTTCCACGCGCCGGTGGTGTAGTCGCCCAGATGGACAACAAAATCCAAGTCGCACCGCTCGGTAAGCCGTTTCAGCGCCTGCCCCGCCTGTTTGCCTGCAGCGTTCTCCGTGTCGGTATAGTAGCCAAGGTGCGCGTCCGCCATTGCTGCAAACACGATGTTGTCGCTTCCGATGTGGTTCACGACCTTCTTGGCCAGCGCATCGGCGGCGGTCAGCACATAGTCCGGCGTGTCGTCGCCTACACCGGTTTCAATGCTGTCAATCAACGCCGCCATGCCGTCCAGCAGTGTCCCATCCGGCACAGTAACGCCTTTTTCTGCGATTGCTGCGGCAATGGCGGCTTTTGCGTTTTCTAACCGTGTGATTTCAGTCAAAATACTCATAGTGCACCTCAAATCGCCGCCAGCGCGGTCTCGATGGCGTTGGTCAAGATCACAGTGCCGCCGGAAGTGTAGCCCGCGGCGATGGTCACAGAGGTCTCTGTCAGGCCGTCCATGGTCTTGGACACTGCTCCGTTGTTGGCCATGGTGCCGTCTGTGAGCACGCCCTTGCTGTCCACAAACTTGTCGCCCGCCAGCACGTGGGCCGCCGTGGCCGTCACACCGGACACGTCCTTGTACTTAACGGGGATCGCCGCCACAGTCACCTTGCTCAGCACCTTGCCCGCCGTGGGGGAAACCGTCTGGGCTGCCTCGGCGGGCGTGGCGCTCTTCTCCTCCAGCACGATCGTCACCGTGCCCTCGCCGCTGTGCTTACCAGCGGGGACGGTGTAGCTCTGGTTGTCGGTGGTGGCGTCCAGCGTCTTGCTCACGCTGCCGTTGTCCTTCATGGTACCGGCTGCCGTGGAACCATCGGCCTTGACAAAGACCTTGTTGGCCAGCACGTCGCCCTCCTTCGCTGTGGTTGCGGACACGTCCTGATAGTTTTCGGGGATGGCGCCAACGGTCACGCCGGACAGGCCGTAGTAGCCTTGGTCAGGCGTAATGGACTGCTGCTCCTTGGTGGGGGTCGCGGTCTTGGCCTGCAGCTGGTAGTTGCCGCCGCCCGCCACACCCTTGACGGTGCCGGTGCCGTTATGATATCCCGCCGGGATGGTGTAGCTCTCGCCCTCCTTGACGCTGGCGTCAATAGCGCCCTGGTTCTTGATGGCCGCCGCCTTGGTGGCCAGCGCGTCCATCTTGTCGGTGGCCGTGGCCAGCCCCAAGCCTACCAGCCAGGTGCGGATCGTGTTTCTCGCATTCTGAAGTCTTGTAATTTCAGTCTGAGTGCTCATAGATGATTCCCTCCAATCAGATGGTCGCAAGCAAGGCGTTGATGTTGCCCACTTCCATATACACCGCTGCTGCGGTGATGGGCTTGGTGTTGTCCTGCTCCACTTCGTCCGCCGTGTCCACCATAAGTGCACCGTCCTCCACCTTCAGTCCGGCGTCGATGGTCTCAAACGGCTTGTTCAGCAGCTCGCTCCACTCCGTCGCGCCGCCACCACCGCCCTGCGCCTTGCCGGGCACAACGTTGCCGTCATCGCCGACGACCAGCGCCTTCCCCGCGTTGTTCGCGCCCTGGTTCTTGTCCAGCTTCCCGTCCAGCGCCTTAATGGCCTGGGCGTAGCCGTCGGGCATGGGGTCGCGCTCCTCGCCGCTGTCCGTGGTGGCGGAGCGCACCGCCAGCAGCCGCGCGGGCCGCGTGGTGTGGATATCGCCCGCGAACAGGCCCACATGCACCGGCCCCGGCACAGGGATAGCCGGGAGTGCGCAGGTGTCGCCGGTGAACAGCACCCGCTCATAGGTACCGTCCTTGTAGTTGACCTGCATCGTCCTGTGCTCAAATTGGGCCCACTCCTCGTCCAGCTGCCACACCACGGTGTAATCGCTGTTGTCGCAGACCACATACTCCGGCCCGGAGACCAGCTCCGGCACCTTGTCCGTGACCTTGATCACGATAGGCTCGATCATGTCGCTCCCTCCATCCAGTTGACGCTGCTGATGATCCACAGCTTGTCGTAGTCGATCAGGCTCACCGTCTTGTGCCAGTTGTCCAAAACCAGCAAAAACCGCGCCTGCTCGTATTCCTCCGCGCCGATGACCGTCACGCTGTGGTCTTTGTAGTAGCCCCTGCCGTCCCGCCACAGGTTGAGGACGATGGGGATGTTGCGGCTCACGATGTCCTTGACCATGCGCCACGTCCAGCCCACGCCCTTGCCGTAGGCGCTGCGGGCCTTGCCGGGGATATTCCACCGCCGGGCAAGCTCCCGCATAATGGCCTTCACGACAAGCGGATTGGTGCCCCGCTTGTCGCCGTTGTAGCCATACTTGAGGGCGATGCCCTCGATGTCGCCGTAGTACTTCTTGCCGAAGATGCAGGCCAGCGAGGTCAGCGTGCAGTCCAGCCGCTTGCCGTAGTCGTCCTGCAATAGCCCCTCCAGGGGGATCAGTTTGCGCCAGACCTGTTTGCCCCGCCTGGGGTACTCCAGATCCAGCCATGAGTAGTCCAGTCTGTGTGCCATTGCGTCCCTCCTTATTCGGTGACTTTTACAAGCTTGCTCTCTGTCTCCATGATATTACCATTGTCTCCTGTGTACGTCAGCGTAACAGTCATGTAGTCTGTCACTGTATTGGAATAATTCCGAGTTAGTCCTATTGCCACGCTGAATCTGGACGCGCCGCTTGGCGACTCCGCCATCTCCTCCACGCTCCCAACAGAAACATTAAACCGACCATACCGCATCTCGGCGTTCAGCGAGAAGTTGGCGGCATCGGAAGCCGATAGCATGCTGGGAGCCGTTATTCCGACCTTATACTGCAGCGTGCCGGTATGGGCGACATAGAGGCTGTACCGCGCCTTGTTGATCGACCATTGCAGCGTCTTGTCCTCCGTCGTCCCATCCGCCCATTGGCAGTTCAGCGGATCAACAAGAGAGTAGGTGACGCTGTATGTACCAGGATTCGTGGCAGAAACTGTACCCGACTGGGTCATCAGGGTGCTGTCATAGCCGATCGCCGTCTGCGTGATCTCCGACCCGGTATAAGTGTAGTTGCTGCTCCACAGCGTGGGCACCGGCACCAGCGTAATGGGCCGCCGGTATGGCGTCATGTTGAAGATCATGCCAGGATCACCACATTCCCGGTCAGATCCGCCGTGGGGATCGTCTCGCACGCAAAGGTCAGCGCCCCGCCGCTCTGGGCGGAGCACCGCACCCCGGCGTCGCTCCACGCGACGAAGCTTACCGGCGCCGCCGACGTGATGACCAGCGCCGACTCCGTCATCCCCGTCACGCTCACCGTCTGCGTCTTCGCCTCCGCGTCCCAACCGGAAGCGGGCAGCGAGACGGCAGTTTTCCTCGGCTGCGCGGCGTCCAGTTTGTCAAAATTGTCATTGAACGCTGTCAGCGACGCGCCCAGATTGTCGTTCTCCGCAGGCTTCTGCAGGCCCAGATTGGTGGTGGTCGTCATGCCTGCGCCTCCGTATGGCCCAGGATCACCGTCACGCTGTACTCCTTCGTGGCGGAGTTGTACGCTGCCGACGCGTCCAGCACCGTGTTGTAGCTGCCCTGCACCGGCACGGATACGCTGCCGTCTACGATCTCCAGCACGGAGAACCGCTTCTCCAGCGTCCCCAGATTGGGAACCTTGCTATCCTCCGGCGTCAGACGCTTCGTCATACTGGCGTTCAGCGTGCCTCGGTTCAGGTTCTCGCCGAAAAACGCAATGTTGATGGCGTTCTGGGTCTCCAGACCTCGGTCAAATACGATCTGCATAGTCTCCTCCTAACTGTTGTTGTAGTGGTTGATGGCGGCATTCAGTGCCGACTTTAGGGAGCCGCTGCCCTCGAATAGTGCCGCCTTGACGTTGTTGCCCTTGCTCTGCGCCGCTGGCAGCGTCCCGTAGCCCGTCCGGTTACTGATGGCCGTCCGGACGGCGTTGAAGCTGCTGGCATAGATGGTCGCGCCGGAGCTGACGCGGGAATAGCTGTAGCTGCCGCCCTCGGCCTCTGCCAATTCCTTGATCTTCGCCAGCAGATTGTTCCACCGCGTGGCCGTCAGGTTGCTGATGGGCTGTCCCGCCTTGATGTTTGCTGCGTCCCATGTAGCGCTGCTCCAATAGAACAGGTCAATGCTCGTTTTTGCAGCGGACAGCACCATCCACAGGTTCCCGGAAGCCCAGGTAAATTCAACGCTCTCCGTGCTGTACTCCGCCGTGCGGATCGGCGTCGTGGAGGTGGCGCTGGCGTAGTACGTCAGCAGGTACGGCAGACCATATCCGGTTTTCTTTGCAATGCCGTTGATCGTCAGCGTGTCACCATTAGAGATGGAGATCGCGTGGTAGGCCCGGTCGGTGATATAGGACTTCTGCGCACCGTTCACCAAGACATTCGCCGCCGTGACGCCATCGCCCAGCTTGACGTTGGCGGTGTAGGTCACTTTCTCCCAGATCGCATACAGGTTGTAGATGGTGGGGCTGCTGGAGCTCTGGGACGTAGCGCTGATAGAGATCGTCCCGTTGTAGTATTGCGTTGCGCTGGAGCTGTAGCCCCAGCCCAGGAACGTGTACCCGGCCCGCGTCGGCGTTTCCAGCGTTCCCGTGTCAAAATTGATCGACGTGGTGGCGCTGCTGGCCAGCGCGGTATAATAGTTGTCCGCGCCGCCCTGCCCCGTGAACGTGCCGCCGTTGCCCCACGCCCTCACGCGGTACCAATAAGCCAGCCTTGTGGCCGTCAGAGCGATGTATCGCGTCCCGCTGGAGTATACATAGCCATCTCCCGCCGTGAAATACTTCTTTACGGAGGAAAACGCGCTGTTGGTGTACTCGACGAACTGGTATGGCTCTCCGTAGCCGTCTTCATACGTCAGGCCGTACAGTGCCGCGTTGGTGCCGTCCCGCACTGCCAGCACCGTGGATTGGTAATCCGAGTTGATGTAGTTGCTCAGCAGGCCCGTAGACGTTGCGTTGGCATACTGCATCCGGTAGCTGGCCACGCCGGTGCCCACGCGAAAATAGATGCTGTTGGTGTCGTAGCCGGAGCTTGACGCGTATACCGTGATGTTTCGGGTCGTACTCGTCCCGACGTACTTGTCCTCCGCCAAGTTCCAGTCGCTTCCGTTGGCGCTGCACTTGGCCCGCGCGCCGGAATAGCCGCTCTTGTAAACAATGCCGTCGATCCAGCATCTCGCGCCCTGTGTGATGCCGCTCCAGGTTTGACCCGACGTTGTGCTGATCGTCTGCGGAAACCGATTGTCGTTGCTGACGTGCACAACGAATTTGCTGATGCCGTCTCCGCATCGAAATGTAAGATTAACATCCATGCTCTATCACCCAAACACAGCCGCACCGCCGCCCGCGCCCGCCAGGATCTGCGCCCAGGTCTTGGTGGTGCTGCCCGCCGTCACGCCGGAGGCCGACAGCTCGGCCCCTACCGTCTCGCCCGAATAGAACCGCAGGTAATTGCTGGCGGTGATGATGTTGGTACCCAGCGTACCGGAGAACGACCCGTCCTTGCTGTACAGGTAGTCCAGCCGCCGCCCCAGATCGGAGATAGCCGCCTGAGGCAGATACCCGCCATACGTCCCGCTGCCGCCGATGATCTTGCTGGCATACAGCGTGTCGATCATGGCGTTTGTCACCGTCAGGTTGTCGATATTGGCGCCCTGCACATGCAAGTTTGCCGCGTCGATGTAGGATGCGCTCAATGTCCCGGAGATGTTGGCCGTGGAGAGATTGATGGCGTTTGCCGTGATATCCACGGTGTCGGACGAGATTTGCACCCCGTCCTTTTTCAGGACGAAGGACGATCCTCCGGAGCCGCTGGACACCTCCAGTGAGATTTTGTCCACCGTCTGGTCAATCAAGCTTTGGGCCTGGTTCCCGTCGAGCTTGCCGCTGATCTGCGTCCGCAGTTCGCTGGCCGTCACCTCCAGCGTGGCCACGTTGCCCTTCACGTCGCCGATCTCACTGTGGATACCGGTGATGTCCACCTCCAGCTTGTGGTACGCCCGATATGCGGCGAACTCACGCCGTTTACTTTGCGGCGCGGGCTTTCGGCCCGTCCCGCCGGTGCACTCGTAGGTAGCCCTCGCCCAGCCTCCGACCCATTTCAGGGTCATGCGGAAGATGGGCAGTGTCCGCGTCGTGCCATCGCCGCCCACCACCTGGATGATGTCGCCCGGCTCGATAGACCAGTCGCACACCGCGTCCACGCTATTGGGCGTGTAGGCCGGGAACGCGGCCAGCTTTTCATACAGGTCTTGCGCCTTGCTCCTGATCTCCGCCTCCGTAGAGCCGTAATACAAGGGATTGTCCAGCACCTGATACTCGTTGCCCGTCCCGTTTTCCGGCAGCATCACGCCCAGGTCGGTGTTGGCCACCATCACATGCAGCGCCTGCACGGCAGGCGTTTCATACTCCGCCGGAGAATCCCCGAAGTGCTGGCTCTGCGTCAGCTTGACGTTCTGGGAAGCGAACCACACCAGTTCCAGCTTGTCGTCCCGGCTCATCCGTGCGTAGGCGCACGCCGTCTCCGCGATCCAGCCCAGCACGTCTTTGCCCACAAGACCGTTCCCGGCCATAGGAGCCGATGCAATGGATACGTCGCTCCCCGGGAACGTGGTGGTTTTCAGCGGCACGCCGACGTGAGCACACAGGCTGGCAAGAAGCTGCCCCCGCGTCAGCGGCCAGGTGAGGGAAGCCCACCAGTCATCCACGTCCACGTTGAACAGCTGCATCCCGTCCAGCGCCTCGCAGGAGATGTTAGCCACTCGCCGCTGCTCCGGCGTCGAGAAGTAGAACGTACCCAGCGGGACATATTCGTACTTGTCCACGCCGTTGGTCGTAAACTCATACGCCATGCCGTCCTGATAGCTCAGGCCGCGCCCAGACCACTGCTGAAGCTTGTGGGCCATAAACGCGCTCACGCCCTGCTGGCTCAGCCCGGCCCATGTCTGGCCGGAGACCTGCGCCCACGTTTTTGCGGAAACGTTGGCCCAGGTGCCGCCGCCCACCGCCGTCAACGTGCTGCCGTCGATGGTGGCCGCCCATGCGTTCCCGTCCCCGTCTCCCGCGTACAGCGTGTCCCCCACCAGCACCAGGCAGTCCGGTGAAAACGTAGGCTGATCGCCCGTCACGCCGCTCAGATACGGCGCTGTGGCATTTGCCGTGATGGTCACAGCATTTGCAGTGCCGTAGTTATACATCACGCTTACGCCGCTTCCGCTCCATGTGTCTGTACCGATCAAAGCACCCAGAGACACCTTGCACTTACCAAATCCAAACCCGTTCAGCAGACCGTGGTAATTTAAAACCGACGTTTTCAGCTCTGCCGATACGCATTTCCCGACAGATAGATCCGTTTCCTCATTCAGCGGATAGGTTACTTCAATATCGCCAACATCCGCTCCCGTCAGAAACGTGTCGGAAAACTGCATCAGCAGGCGTTTGTCTGTGGTCTCGGACATGGCCGACGTATGAAATGCCGTGCTTGCCTGATACAATCGGCCACCTCCTTAGTATTCGATAAATGCGTACCGGATGGGTGAATAGTGGATGACTTTTTTCTCGTTGTCGATCCAGTCGATAGAATATTCCAGGTTTGGAATATAGCATCGCGCCGTCTCGTACCCGTCCGTTTCGGTGTTGTATAGCTCAATGGTAACGTCTCGTGCCCGGTTGGACGGGCCTAAACCCGTGATCCGCGTGATCTCCGCAACCTCGGTGTTGGTCAGCGGAATGGTGTTGAACTCCACCTTGTTTGGCATGTGGCTTACCACTTGTCGGTGCAGGATGCCCGTTGCGTCTCTCTCACTGTCCAGATCAAGCCGCTGGTCGGGGTGCGCGGTGTAAGACTTTTCGGCAATGTATTTCATAGGAAACACAGTCCCGTTTACTTTGACAAGATAGCCGTTGTACACCTCGTCACCCCCTTACCGCTTCGTATGCTTCCATGCTCTGGTTGATCCACCGGCCCGCAGAGGACGAAGGTTTACCCAGCGTGAAATCCTTCTGCGCCGTCACCCTTGCGTAGTCCTCGATGGCCCGGATGTTGCCCAGCATACCGGCCTCCACAAACGCCTGCACAATATACCTTGCAAACTCCGGCCCCATCTCCGCAAACGCCTGAACCGCCGCCTGCTGAATGGTGCTCAAAGGAGCTTCCACGTTTGTCCCGCTGGTCTGGTCACCCAGAACCGCCAGGAACTTTTTGTTAGCCGGGATCACCGCGCCCTGCGCCAGCGCAGGCACTTCCGCGCGCCGCAGCGCGGGCATAGACTGAGGTTTGTAAGCGCCATATCCCCCAACACCGCCGGAACCAAGATTGTTTTTCTTGGAAAACGTATTGGAAAAGAAGTTGGCCGCTCTGCTAAAAGCGTCAATAATCCATTGCACCTTATCAAGAACCCAATTCTTTACCGCCGTCCACGCGTTTTTTAAACCATCCGAAAGGCCGTTGAGCATTTTTCGGCCAAGGTCTTGCCAATATTGTGCGGTAAAATACTTTTTGACTTTTGTGTTCCACCAGTTTTTGATGCCGTCCCAGATGCTCATGATTTTGTCTTGGATGAAATCCCAATTGACGGCAACGGTGCCCACCAGCCCCGCAGCGCCCGCCAGGATCAAGCCCACGCCCAACGGAATGCCCACGCCGGTGAACAGCAGGATAATACCCAGCACCAGCAAAGCACCGCTTACCAGCGCCACAACCGCGCCCAGCGGCCCTTGCAGCGCTTCTACAATGGTGTTCCAGTTGGGCGCAATAGAGGCCGCCATGCCGACCGCGCCGATGATCAACAGGCCAAGGCCCAGCGGCAGGCTTGCGCCGGTGAACAGGATGATGACGCCAAGTACAAGAAAAGCCGTACTCAAAAGCCCCATGACCAGACCCAACGGTCCCTGCAAAGCCTCTACGATAAAGCTCCAGTTGGCCGCTACTGTTGTTGCCAGTCCGATGGCTCCCGCGATCAGAAGTCCGATGCCCAACGGGACGTTTGCGCCCGTGAAGATCAAGATCGCGCCGATCACCAACAGGGCCGTGCTGATAATAGCCACCGCCCAGCCCAGCGGCCCTTGCAGCATTTCCTTTATCGCGTCCCAATTCTCCGAAATGGCGTCCCAGATGGCGATAGCGCCCAACACCATCAGTGCGATACCCAGCGGGATATTCGCGCCGGAGAAGGTCAGAATAGCGCCCAGCGCCAGCAGCGCCGCGCCGGTAAAGAGTTCCAGAATGGCGCTCAACCCATCATCGATCATGCTGGTAAAGTCCGGCGCAATGCCGCCGCTGGCGTCAAGGCCCATGTCGCCAAGTCCGCCGCTGCCGGAGGATTTGTTGTCGGAGTAAGAGATCGTGGTCAGCTCGTCGAAATCTGCCAGACTGCCCGACGCTTCCTCTGCCGCTTCGCCCACGTCCTCAATGGCGTTTTTCTGCTTGTTCAGCGCTTTTGCGCCAGCCGCCGATTTCTGGATCGTGGTGCCGAACAGCATGGAAACCAGCTTCGCCACCGCCGTCACGATGCGGGTCAGTACGTTGATCAGCAGCGTGAACGCCGGTATCACCACCTCCACAATGGGCTGCGCCAGCGTCATCAATGCGCCCTTCAGCCGCGCGATAGCCGCCACAGCCTCGTTGTTGGTCTTGATGGCTTCCCACAGGTAATCTTTCAGCGCTCTTAAACCCGCTGTGATCAGCGAAAACACGAACACGCGCCGCGCCAGCGTTCTTACTTTTTGGCCGAAATTGTCCATGCGCTTGGAAGCTTCCTCCGCCGCGTCGCTCATGCCGTTTGTTTGGTTTTTGGCCCCGGCAATCTGTCCGGAAAGCTCACCGGCCTTTGCTTTCATGCCGTCCAAATTTCTGGTATCGGAAGCAATGGACTCTCCAATTTTGTCGATTCGGTTGTTCAGCGCCTGAAATTGCTTATCAAGGATCTTGACCTCTTTCTCTTGATCCTTGATTTGAGACTTTGTGTAATAAAACGACGTGCCGTTGCGCATATCTTCTAGCTTTTGCTGTGCCGCATCCAGCGCCGCACCCAACTGCTTAGACTGCTCTACAAGCGGGAGCTGCGCCTGACGCTTGTCGTAGATTTTGCTGTTAAGCTTTTCGATTTTGGCTTCCAGTTTTTTCAGTTCCGCTTGCGCCTGCTTATCGTCGATTTCCGTGCTGAAAACAATAGAGCCGTCAGCTGCCATATGATCACCACGCTTTCGTTAATTTGTGTGGACTTGTTTGTGCAAAAGTGATATAATTTGTGTGCGCACACAAATTATGTTTATGGAGGGGTTATAAAAATGGCAAAACTTGTAAAATGCAAAACCTGCGGCGCTGAAATAGCAAAATCCGCGAAAGTCTGTCCAAAGTGCGGAGCAAAACAGCACGTCGGTGCGTTAAGCGCTTGCTCCATCATCATTGTCATTACGCTTTGTGCCGTTATTGGCATTATGGCAAAGTCTTGCGGCGGCGGTTATACACCGCAAGAAACCAATAATTCCACGGGCGGAGATTCTTCCGCAGCGGAGTTATTGACGATAACCAACGGCAGTTTTACCGCTCAAGTTGAAAAGTGCTTTTCCGCTGACGCTGTGCAGGGCGCTTTTTACATCACAATTAACATCAGCAACACCAGTGACAAAGAATGTATGTATACCCTTGAAGATGTTTACGTTGATGACGAGCACTGCAACACTGGAGCCGGTCTGCCGGTCACCACAGCCGCGGGGAAAAAAGTGACAGGCTCCTTCATCGTTTTCTGCGATACGCCGCTTTCCGATGTGGAAAAGGTAGATTTCTCCCTTGTCGCTTACGACAACAACAGCGTTTCCACAGTGGAAAAAGGCGAATCCGTCACCATTTACCCAAACAAATAAGTTTTCGGAATAGCCGCCCCATTTCGGGGCGGCTTTTTCACACCCATTCCCGAATCTTGTCGTTCTCCCAATCGGTGTATCTATGCTTCAGATCAACAAGGTTCCGGTTGTTCCGGTAAAACTCTCTCTCGCTCTTGTCCAGCGACTTCCCGTTGGCAAGCTTTTGCCGGATGCCCACGATTTGGGCAAACAGACAGTCTCCGATCTCCTGATACGCGCCGATGAATGTCCACCAGTGCAGATATTCCATCAACCGAACTTCCGTACCCATCACGCGGTTTACAGGCGCGACGACCACGGGGAAATCCTGCTGCCAGTCCACCAGTTTCTTGGGCTTCTTGCTGGTTTCTTCTATCTGCCCGCAGTTGATAAACCACATGCATTTTGCAATGGCTTCCTCGTAATCGTCGGCAGGCATGTCCTCAAATCCGGGATAGAAGATATCCAGCACCACCGCCGCCCGCTGCTGGTCATCCAGTTCCACGTCGCCAATGGCTTCCAGAATGTCCAGGATGACCCGAAAATCCGACCGCACCTCGTACTCCTGTCCGTTGATCTCGACGGATGTCGGCAGCGTGTACGTCATCTGTGGTACTTCTTGGTGTACTTGGCGATACGGGGATCAGCGGCTTTCTTTTCCCGCAGCATCGTGGCGTCGATCTCGTCCATGATGGCCAGCATCAGGTTCGCCCAGATGGGCAGGCCATCCGCCAGCGCGTACACATTCAGTGCTCCGAAAAGGCCGGTGCATACGTCAAAACCGAACACATCGTTGACGATTTCCCGCATTTCGCCATCCAGTTTCCGGGCCACGTCAAAAAGCTCTCTTTTGCCAGCGTTTTTCTCTACTTCGGCCTTATAGGATTCCTGCCGCTTATCCAGCGTGTCAAAGGCGTTGAAAAGCTTTTCCACAAACGCGCCGTCTGTGGGGTTGAAAGAGACTTCAACAGAATCGTTCAGCTTATAGGTTTCAACGCCGGTTGTGATTTTCAGTTCCTTCATTTGTCGCGCCTCCTTCGGTCAGTTACTCCGAATCCGCCGTAAACGTCACCACACCGGCAGTCACGGAAGCTGTGCCGGTGGTGCGGGTGCCGCCGTAAGTAACGTCAATGGGCATTCCCACAAAGCCGCCGCCCTCGCCGCCAAGGCTGGAGGGCTTCACCATCGCGCCCTCGTAGCGCTCGGCAAACACAGCCGTCTTTGCGGTGCCTGCGTAGTGGTGGACGATCAGCACGTCCTGATTTGCCAGTGCAGCCGCATCCTGTTTCTTGACGGCCAGCTCCCAGATCTTCGTCAGCGCTTTGTCGCCGCTGTCCAGATCGCAGGGGTCAAAGGTCTGCGTGACAATGGGCTTTTTCATGGTGGTGCGGGTGGTGCCAAGGATGTCCTTGCTGGAATCCTCCTGCCAGTCGTATTCCATGCTGGAGTCCGTCACGCGGGTGCCAAAGGCCGACCACTCCGGCGAAGTGCTGGCGCCGGTGTTCAGATACGCAATCAGAAGCTCGCGGTCAATGGTCTGACCCGCTGTCGTGTTAAAAGTGTTATCAGGCATTTGTTATCACCTCGTAAGTCATTTTCATGAGGATCTGATGATCCTCGTCGCCGTTGTCGTATGCGCCGAACAATGCGGAGCGCGTTGTGGCTTCCACGCGGATCACCCGCGCATCGTCTCCGATGTCCGGCCCGCCATTTGCCGACCAATCCGCCAGACTGTCCAGCAGTTCGTCGGCTTTCAGGCGTTTGTCGTTGCTGTTGCCCGGTTTCAGCCGGTAAATCACCTTGAACTGGTATTCTGCCTGGTGGCCACCAAGGATGTACCGCCGTGTGATGTATGTCCCCTGGATCGTAGAAAGTGCCATTGCGCCCTCGCCGTCAGCGGGAAGAAATTCATACCGGATCACATCCACCGGTTTGTCCGGCCAGGTGTTCAGCCATACCAGCATTGCCCGGGAAATTTTGTCCTCCTCTGCCGCCGAAACCAGCTTTTTCGGTTTGTCATTTGCCATACTTCGCCACCGCCTTTTGCGCCACGCGCACCCATTTTTCAAGGTTCTGCGCCTTGGATGCCTCGCACCAATGCGCCTGCGCGTTCGGGTGCATAGCCTGTGAAAATACCAGATTTCTGTCTGTCAGAACCTTTGTCGCGCCTTTCTTGGCCCACGGGCTCCCCGTGTCGGGGTCGACCATCAACTTGCCGTAGTAAAGGTATCTGGCGTAAGGCCCCGGGTACAAAACGGTGTTGCCGATGGCCCGTGTCCGCTCAGTCAGCGAACCGGTCAGCGCCGGAACATATGGAACCGTGTCGGCCTCCACCTGGACGGCAAGGACATGTTCGGCCTTGTCGCAGGCAAGCGCCAGCTGCCGCCGTACTTCGTCCATGCCCTCGGTGTGTACGCTGAATTTCAGTCCCATTACTTACCTCCAACGGCCCAATGCTTCAGGCTGCCGTAGTCCTTCATATCCACTTTTGTTACCTCGTAGCAATCGTCATGTCCCTTTGCCACAGTCTCGTTGTCCGTGACGAACCGGCCTTTAACGAAAAAGCTTTCTCCGCCGTTGCCGTTGGTGGAAAGTGTCCACAGCCCTGACTTTTCCTCCGCGTTCCAGAAGTCCTGCGGCCCCGCATACCGTTTCTTTTTGCCGGTTGTTGCATCTTTTGCAACAACTGAAAACGGAATATATAGGTTTACCGCGTCGGCTCCTTCCAGTCCGCTGGCCCGCACGTTGGCCGTTTTGGAAGCGGACAGAAGCACACCGTCAAGCACCGTCACATAGAGCTTTGTCGCGTCTTGCATGGTGCCGGTGTCCACCTCGCGGGTCACGTTGTACAGCGTTACCGTGTGGGGGAACATGGACATGATCCGTACCCCCTTGCCTTTAGAAGTCCGTAAGGTGCCAGATACATGGCCGCGATTTCCCGCTTCCTGGCCTCAAGCAGCTGCATGTCGGCGGCAGACACCGTTTTCGTGCCGTAGCTTTTTGACCAGTCGCCCACGGATTCGCTTGCTACAGGTCTTTCGGCGTTAAACGCAACGCTGTTCAGCCGTTCGCCGTCCTGCATCACCTCACAGAGCGCACACACCGCGTTCTGCACGGCGATCATGGCATCGCCGGTGACGTTTCTGGCGCGGTTCATGGTCACATAGTCCACATAGGCCGATGCCCTACCAGCCAGAGCCGGGAAAGCGTCCTCGTCGATGGCCGTGCCGTAGAACTCGGTAGCGTAGTATTCAAAATCTGCGTATACCATGCTTTCCGCCTCCTTTATATCGTTTCCTCCCCACCCGTCAGGTTTCCCATCGGGGCAGGGAGGAGGCGCGCCTACTTGCTGGTGTCGGCTGCGATAAACAGGCCGTTGGGATTGGGCACAACGGGGATAAACACGCCGCTGGCCTTAGTCCACACCGCCACGGGGTCAGGAGTGGCCCACTGGGTAATGGTGATGAACTGATTGGCGCTCTTCTCGTTGTACTGGCCGTAGTCGGCTTCCTCGGGGGTCACGCCCCACAGGCCAACGCCGAAGGAGGAAGATGTGCCGTTGCACAGGAACGCCATCTTGTCCTCGGGGAAAAAGCGCTTGGTGGCCTCGTTGCCGCTGGCGGTCTGGGTCTTGTAGCGCAGATCGTTGGTGGTGATCACGCCAAAGCCAAACAGTTCCGCGAACAGAGAGCGGATTCTCTCAGCAGGAACATAAGTGCCAGCACCCACAGTACCGTAAATCAGCGTCTGAATGCCCTTGTTGGCAGCCAGCTTACGCAGGATCTTGGTGGAGGTCACGATCTCGGTCAGCGCGTTGCCGGATTCAGCGGCGGCGTCTGCCACGGCCATGATCTGGCCCACGATATCGGCATCGGGGCCGAAGTCGATCTTGTAGCCGGTGTTCTTGGTGGGAACGCCGTAGTCCACCTTGAGGTTCAGGTTGTTCTCGTTGATGGTCATCTTGCCGGTGGCCAGAACTTCCATCTTGGCAACTTCGGTGCGGGTCTTGACGGCCTCGGCCATCTGGCGCATGTCGTCAAAGACATAGCGGATGATCTCGTTCTCGTCGCTCACGCCGTTCTCGATCATCAGCCGCACACGCTCGGTCTGGTTGATCTTGCGCTTGATCAGCAGCTTTTCCACCTCGGTCTTTTCAAACACAGGACGGGTGCCGATCTCGGCCTCAGTGTCAAAGGCGTGTACGGTTGCCATCACGGGGATGTTTGCCCCTTCGGCCAGACGCAGGTACTCCGCCTTGAGGTTGGCGGTTTTCTGGTCGGGGAAAATGCGGTCGCCGATGTAAGCGGGCCGCGCAACAGACAGATTCTGTGCAAATTCCAGGCGCTCGGCGCTGGAAATCATGTTCAGGATATCAGGCATGGTTTCTTCCTCCTTACTTAGATGTTAGCAGTCCAAACAGGGTACAGGGTCACGTTGCCGGTCACCTCGACCTCAGTCACAGCAGCGCCGCCCTTGCTGGTGCTCCAGCCGGTCTGCTTGTTGCTGGCCTTAGTCAGCGGGTAACTGGTAGAAACCGGCGCGATGGAACCCTCGAAATAGGTGTTGCCATCCACAGGAGGCGTACCGGTGCCGTCGTTCTTGTCGTAAGTCACGGTATAGCCGCGAGTAATGGCGGGGGTGTCCACAAACACGATGCCCTTACCGGCCAGAGCGGTCTTGGCGGCAGTCTGGAGATTCAGGTTCTCCGCCAGCACGCGGCCAGCCACCAGCACGGAGCCGGGCATATTGCCGCTGGTCACGTCCACGGCCTCAAACACGAGGCCAACAGCGTTGCCGTCGTTGGAGGGATAAGGGGTGCCGGGTGCGACGATCTTATAAATGCCGTCCTGCACGCCCATAGAGGCGGGAATCTCGCGGGTCTTCAGCACCAGACCAACTTCGCTTTCCAGGAAATTAGGCCGCTTGGTGCAGGTCGTATTGGTCACAAAAGACATGGATCAAATCACTCCTTCGTAGTTGTCTGCGCATACTGCGCGTTGAATTGTTTTGCGTACATTGCGCCCAAACCTTCCGCTTTCAGTGCGCCGCCGGTACCGACGGGCTTTGCAAACGTGGGTGCGGGCTTGCCGGTCTGAAACGCGCTGGGGTCTGCGTCCATCTGAGCCTTGTGCCATTCGTCAAAGCCCTCAAACACGCCGTTTTCCAGCTTTAGACCCTTGGTTTTCAGGTCTGCGATATAGGCACGTTCCGCCGCCTTGGAACTGAATTTGATGCCCTTGTCGTTGATGACCTTGTTGATCGCGTCGGAATAGTCCCTGTCGGCGATCTGGGCCTTATACTCGGCTGTTTCCTTGGTGTACTTACCTTGCAGCTCCTCCAACTGCTTGCGGATGCCCTCCGCGTCGCCGCTGGATTTCTTCAGCTCCTCGATGTCCTTGTCGCGGTCAGCCAGATTCTTCTGCGCCGCCGCCAAGTCCTCCTTGGCCTGATCCGCTTTCTGCTTCTCGCGGCCAATGTCCCGGCTGTTTTCGTCGAGGATTTTGTCCACAACTTCCTTTTCCAGCCCCAGACCTTCCAAAAAATCGCGTTTCATGTCTGCTCCTTCGCCACTTCGCTTTTTTCGCGTGGGTCGCCTCCACTGTGGCCCCGTAGTTTTGCGACTTCGGGCCGGTCAAAAATTTTGAAAAAAAGAAAGAGGGGCTAACCAACTACAAACTGTAGTCAGTTAGCCCCTCTCGGCTCTTCTCACTCACCGCTTAGAGCGAGGTCGAATATTTGTTTGATTTATTATACCATACCACGCAACCGATGGCAAGCGCTTATTGCTTCGTTTTGCCTTTGTTCACGTCCACATTCTCGCGCCGGATATGTATCACCCGCACCTCGTCTTTGGTGGGGATCAATTCCACCCGGTCGCCTTTCTTCAAAACGCTGTTGATAGCCTGCAAAATGTCACTATTTGCGCTCAACACCGCGTTTTCGCTCATGCAAGCACCTCAATGCTTTCAATATCGTCCGGATAAAAGGACTTGATTTCTCCGCTATCGAGTTCAACATCTATGCAGTCCTGTGCGCTTTCTATCTCGTTAGCGTCAAAAACCGCAACAACATTCCCGATAAGCTCAGCTCCGTTTATCGCTTTAAGCTTTATGCGGGGCAGCTCATTGGCATAATCCCAAATATTAACCATGTTGATCCTCCTTTGGAATCGTCGGAACGATGTGTGTCCCCTTTTTTGCGTACACAATTATGGCGCGTTTTGTGCTGTGGAAAGCATTGTTTTTGTAGTATTGCCCGATCACCTTATCCACGTTCCTATACTCTCTGATTTCTATTGGGGCGTCTTTCGGCGTCTTAATGGTCACAGTTCCCGTGCAGGCGTATTTATCAACGATTTCTTGTGCTTCCTTTACGGTGATCGTTAAGATGCTTTGCGGAGTCTTACCCTTTGCAAGTCTTTGCGCCTTATACCGCTCAAACTCCGCCGTTCCTTCGATATGGCGTGCTTGCACCTGTGGCCTGATTGCTGTGGATATCTCGCCGTTGGCGATCTTCTCTTTCAGTATAGCGATATTCTTTTCGTTTTGCAACGCTGCCTGTGCGGCTTCTGCTTGCCGCTGCGCCTTAAGCGCTTGAGCGGCGGCAGTGCTTTTTGTATCGCCATAAAGCACCTTCAACCGCTCCGGTTGTTCCGGCAGCCCCGCCGCCTTGCTGAATTCCTTGTATTTGGCGTTCAGGCGGCGCAGCTTGATGTTGGCGGCGGTCTCGTCATCTTTCAGCCCAGCGGCCTTGTAAGCGTCTCTAAGGCGCTTCTGCTTGCGTATCTGGTGCTCTATGCTGCGCTGCATTTGCGTGGCTGTGTACCCGTCGTACTCCTTGCCATCAAACACAAACTTGCGGTTCTCGCCCTTCATGGCGTCAAGGTCGGCCTGTGAATAGGTCGGCTCACTGATGCCCTCCACAAACGGATAAAAGGTGTGTCGGCAGTTCCATCCGCCCAGACCAGCGCCCTGGCCGTATCCGGTGGTAGCAACAAAATCCTTGTACTCGCCCTTTGAATCTCCGGGTTTCTCAGCCCACCGATACACGCCGCCTTGCCAACTCTCATGGTTTTCCAGCCCGTTTCCCGTGTTTCGCGCCCCGATATGAGCGCTTACTTCCACAAGATCGGTCTCCAGATATTCGGCAGATTGCTCCGCATACTTTTGATTGAGAGCGTTCACGCCAGACATAACGGCCCGTCTCGCCGCCACGTCTACCTGATCCCGGTGCCCACTCTCGTAGTCCACCGTTTTCAAGCCGCTGTCCGCCAGCTGCTTCACGGCATTGGATATCGCCTGATTGTAGGAAATCGCGCCGCTCTGCACCTGCATAAGCGCGGAATCGCAGCACCATTGGTACGCTTTGGCAGGCGGCAGCATCGTCCGGCCATTGTCCACCAAAAAGCCCATGCTGCGGGTGATGTTCCGGCACTCTTGCTTTGTCTGTGCGTAGATCGCCGCAATAGCCGCCGCGTCCACCAGCACGTCAGGCCGCGTCACATCCGCCAACGTAATAAGCTCGGTGTAATACGCCTGATTCCGTGCCACTACATCGTCCAGCAACTTCTTGAGCTTCTGCTCACTGATGCCCGTGGTCTTGCGTATGGCTTTCTCGATCTCCTTCGGGTCAATGCCGTGCGCCCGAAGCGCCTTGATGTCCTGCACCGTGACCTCGTTCAGCTCGTCCGAAGTCTTGAGCCGGGAGCATATCTCCATCAACAGGGTATCTTCCAGCCCGCGATACAACTCCGCCAGTTCCTCCGGCAGCGCATCTAAAGTAGCGGGGTCGAACGGGTATCTGTTCATTTTATGGCTCCCAAAAACACCCAATCTGGATTTTCAGCAGTCCCGATGTTTATCCAAAGCGAACCGTGGCTTTCTTCCCAAGGATAACCCATCACTCCACCTCCCGCTGCGTCTCTTCCACAACGTCCTGCATCCTTGGCAGCGCCGCCTTTGCGGTTTCCTCATCTTCATTCATGTACTTCGCCCGCAGCTCCCAATCGTTGACAATGCCAGCACTCAAAAGCTGCAAGTCTCGTGCGAATTCCTTGTCCTTGGTTTCTTGATCGTCAAGAATGCTGTCGCCCCAATCGTAAGTGACTTCATACTCACCATCCGCAGCCAGCCCGTACAGCGTGGCATATGTGTTCATTGCGTAGATCAGCGCGTCGAACGTATGTTCAAGCGCCGTCTGAATACTGCTGATCAGCACATACTTGCGCTGCTTGCTGCTTCTGATTTCTGTCGCCGTCTTTTCCACCGTTTGGGGGTCGGAAATGTCGCCATAAGACAGGCCCACATTGAACTCAATGCGCCGTAGAACGTCTTGGAAACCCTTGTAAACCGCGTCATTTCGCAGTTCCGGATTGAGGAACTGGTAGAAATCGCCGTCAGCCGTAAAAGCGCCAATCTCAAACAGACGCTTGTCAAACATGTCCGCCGTGCTTGTGTTGCCGTCCATCAGCACCTTGCGCTCACCGGACTTGAACTCCCACCGCAGACGCTCCCACTGTTCATCCGCCTGCTTGATCAGTTCCACCGTCGCCGCGTCGCCATAGATGGACATACCGCACAGGCTGTTAGTGTCCGCTATGTTGGCGATGGGCGGCTTGAAATAGGCAAACAGCGGCCCATCCATGTTCTGGATGGTCACCTCTTCCTGAATATCCGCCCATTCCGGCGCCACATCCAGCGGCGCAGGCGCACCAACAGAGCCGGTAGAATCGCTGTAATATGCCTTGTTCTTGATGGTGTAAGTGGTATCGGTCAGGTCGTGGGACTCCAATCGAACATAGTACTTCCCGTTGACCTTCACAGGCTTGTCGCGAAATACGCCGCCGATGCATCTGCCCGTCGGGTCAAACTTTGTGGGCTGAAATCCTGCCGCGCCGGTCATGTCCACCAGCAGTTTATCGCCGTAGATGTAAGGCTTCAAGGCCACGCCACCCAGCGCAAGCCCCAGCTCCAGCGCCTTGCCGAAATTCTCCTTCGCCAACTGAAAACCGTCATTCAGGTAATCCGCACGCTGACTCCCCGTAATGTTGGCCGTGAACTCCACCAGCGTGGGCCGTGTTACCTCTCGGCAGATGGCGGCGGGCAAACCCACCGCTTTCACGTTGCAGTCCTGCCAAGGCGGCGTGTTTACCATCATGGCGTACCACAGCGCAATATACTTTTCCATCGTCATGCTGACGGCGGGAGATACGCCAAATTCCCGCTCGGCTGCCGCCTGCGGGAATAGTGCGCGTCTTACGGTGTTCATAAAGTTGCCCCAAAAACTCATCTTAACTCTCTCCTAAGTACAGTTTGGCAAAAATAGCGTGTGGCATCACACACGTGATCATTCTCTTTAATTACCTTGTCCTCTGCCGCTTCAGAATCCCAGCTGTAAAGTCCGAATTCCTCAAATGCATGTACACAACTTTCGTGAAACTTTATCTTTCCGGCTTTCATCAATGCACCCGTCAGTCGAATACCGTCCAACACCGCGTTATTGGCGTTCCACACAGAAAACTTACCATGTCGCCGTATGCACTCCGCAAACGATGCGGCGCTGGGGTCAATAATGATCCGCTCGATCTTGTCCCCATCCGCAAAGGCTTCCAGGTCTTGATAATATTCCTCGTCCGTCTTTTGCCGGTTTGTCTCGCGCCCGCTGTGATAGTATTCCTTTTCCATCACAGCTTCGCCCTTGTGCACACGCCACAGGCCAAACACCGTGGGATTTTGCGTGCCGTAGTCGCAGCTAATATAATACGTCCCCGGCCCACCCCGTTCGCTGGTCACATTGACCTCGCGGGAGAACATGGGGTAAACAAGGCCCTCGGCGATCACCCACAGCCCCCGGATATACCGGTCGTAGAACACACCGGAGTACATCGCCTTTGTCCGTTCTATCATCTGCGGCGTCAACACGGGGTTATCGTCCAGCAAAAAGTGAATATGCTGCGTATTCTTCCGCGGTGCTTTGATCCACTCCTGATAAAACCAATGGTTTGGGCTTTCGGGGTTGCAGTTGAAAAAGTACTTGGGGTGTTCAAACGAAATCGCGCGAGAAAGCGCTTGCTCGACGAACGACCGCGGCATCAATGCCACTTCGTCAAACAGTACTCCGGCCAGCGTGATACCCTGAATCAACATGTACGAACTTTCATCTTTTCCTCCGAAAAGATAAAACCAGTTCGTCACGTTTCCACACCGAACCGTCAGCACACGCGTGGAAACCTTATAGCTCATCGACAGCGCCGCGCCCAGCCCCTCTATTTCCATCAACGGCTTTAAGATGTTGCGTTCCGCCGACTGCACCGTCTTTCCGCAAATAGCAAAGTTGGTGCGGTCGTAGTTCTTCATGGCCCAAGCAACAAACGCAAGCGTCATGATTGTTGTCTTGCCGGATCGGACGGAGCCATCACACACAAGAGCCAGATCGTCAGATTCCGTAAATCCAAATATGGCCTTTTGCTTCCGCGAAAGCTGTTTAAGTTGCATCGCTGCCGCCCTTTATTGCAGAAATCAAAGCCGCAAACGCAGCAGGATCGCCGCGCCTTTCCTCGCCGGAGTTCCATCCAAAATTACAACCCAAACTAAATTTTGCACCGTTTGCCCCGTCCTTGTCATAAAGGCGAGATTCAGCGTATTCTTCACATCTGGCCTTTGCTCGCGTAACCGTGTCCGCGAATTCTGGCCTTGCCTGATAATCCAGCAGCGCTTGTCTGCCTGTAAATCCAAGTGCTAACGCAAGTCCCGTTATCGTCGGCGGCTTTACGTTAATGATAATCGGTATGCCGTACTTATCTCGCACAGCACAACCGTCATCGCCGATAAACGGCTCACCCTCACACTCTTTGAAGTAAGCGTCAATCGCCTTTTGCATCGCGCTTACGCTTTTCCATTTTCTTGGCGCTCCTGCCGGCATACGCTCACCTCGCCTTCCTGGATCGTATTTTCAATCTTGTTTATACCGTTGTATTAAGCTCATAAACCCAACGTAAAACTCACCAGTTTTACCGTTCACGATACAGGTAACACAATCTTTTCCCACACGGAGAAGCTCCTAATACACGTTTTCTGGAATACAGCAAAATCTTTTCACGGAGCACGTTTCGCACTTTGGGCACCTCTGCACTTCTTGTATTACGCCATATAACGGCACTGTCTTGTTGAGTTCTTTAATAAAAACATCGCAAAATCCAAAAGATTCAGCGCTTTTTATTCGCATCTTTTTCTCCCGTCGTCGCCTGTCGGCACCAAACTTTGGAAACAACGAAAGTCATCACAGTATCCGCAGGTATCGGCAATGTCCTGGTGTTCTTTGTCCTTATGTAGCTTACAGCCAATAGGACCAGCGGTTACACGTTTACCGTCAACTACAACCGTACCGTGCTTGGCGTAGGTGCAGAAGTCACAGCATGGTGTGCAGTCTTTTCCGCAAAGTGTCATTCTCCGTTCCTCCCCTTGCACTCCTTCCCCTTCATTGCAGTTCGATAAAATCAAATCTGTCGTAAATGTTCGGGTAGAAGATACCGACCCAGAAGTTCCGCTGGACTTTTCTGTAGTAAGCAAGATCTTTATTCCACGACTCAATGTCTTCCATCAGATCACGTTTACCAAGATCGTTGTCATTGTCGTAAACGTCATTTTCATATTGATAAACCAAGGAGTCGTATTGGGCATAACACCGCGCAATCTGAGCATCGGGTGCAACATTGTTGGCAATAATAATGATAAGCATAACTACAGCAGCTACAAAGCTGGTGAGACCGATTCCCAGCCAAACCGGAAACAGGTCATCAAACAAGCATCCGAGCACAATTGCGGCAACCGTTAAAATAACAGCAATCCAAAAGATCATTTTCAGCCCCCCTTACGACGCTCTATCCATCATCGCCACGACACCACGGCTCTCCAGAATGTTGTGAATCATCAAACGGCCCTTTTGTGTCCACTGGGTGGAAAGCTTTGTATCAGGCCTACCGTCAGAGTGATTGAACTTGATCGTCTTGCTCTTGGTGTAGCCCTTGTTCATGTGCTTCTTGTAAAGCAGCCATTGGCCGTTGACCTTGTGCTGGATTCCTTCGTCACGGAGGATCTTATTCAGCTGCTGGGCGCTCATGCCGTAGTCGGCGGCGATCTGAGAAGTCGCCAGCGCGTCCGTGCTTTCCAGAATGGTGTCCACATACTGGCGGATAGGCTCAAACTCTGCGATCATTTGCGCTTGGCGTTCGTTCTCCGCAACGAGTGCCAGGCGCTTTTCTTCTGCATCAGCCAGAGCACGGAGCGCGGAAGGATAGTCCTTCGGCAGCGAATAGCCGCCGGTCTTGCGGATCGTAGGCAAAACATCCTTTGTCACCCAATCGGTGAACTTTTCCGCCGCTGGCAGCTTTGAACTAAACACCAGCCTGTACAAATCGCTTTCGGGAATAAATGCCGTATCTTGCTCTCTACCCAAAGAATCGGTGAGGCGGCGTTTCACCGCCCCACGGCAGTGTGTAGAAACTGCATCTTTCGGGCTCTTGTAACCAAGTGCTTTGGCAACATCGTTCCCGCAGAAAAGAACGCCTCCGTCCTCTTCCATCGTGCGAATCTCGCCAAACTCCGGATTGTTGAAAATCATCAGTTCGTTCATGTGCATCCCTGCCTTTATATAAAAATTTAAAGTGTGAACATCGTTATGCTGCCTTTTTTATATTCAGGGAAGCGGCCAAAAGGCAGGAAATGGCCGCTTTTCACCCCGTCGGGCTATCCCTGATATGCTGTGCAAGCCGCCTTTTACGCCGGACGGGCGGCACGTCTATTGGCAACCGTGTTATTTTTAGCCGCTCAATACACGGATAAAGCGGCAATGGTGCGTTTTCTTTCGGCTCTCGCCTATCCGCCTTGAGGAATACGCACAACCCTTCGGAACTTCACGGCAAACGCATGGCGGAGCGCCTGCCGCTTCAATGTTCTGGCACACTTTCAGACGGGACGCTATGCCACTTGCCCACGGTAGTGCCGCACCACTTTTTTCGTCGCGGTTTCCGTCTCTACAGGCTCCGCATTGCCCAGCCGTTTTCTAAGTGTCGGCACACTCCACCGTTTCCTGTCAAGCTTCACTCCTTGGTGCCGGATGGGAGGTGCGACCTCTCGCCCCTGATCGTGGGGTAGCTCACGCAGTCCGGCAGATACCCGTCATATACCGCTGGCGGGTAAGCGGTCGAAAGGAAAACGATACCGTGAAAGCCGGTATTGAGGCATTGGCAGGACTCGAACCTGCAACGACCATCGACGGCGTTTCCCCGCCGTGCGCTCTTCCCCATTGAGCTACAATGCCGTGTGTGCCCGCCGCCGTGCAACGACGGTCCACAGAAAGGAGAATGAAAAATGAATGCAAGCAAGATGATGAATAGGAGGTGTCATGGGGTATGCACGTCCCCATGACTATTGTACCACACTTTTCGCAACGTTCATAGTGCAAAAACGCGGATTTTCTAAAGTAGTTATTCTAATTTAGAACTTTTCAAACCTCCTCGAAGTATTTCACATCTCCAATGCTGCAAACGTAAATCTGCCCTTCGTGATATTCGCTATGTCCGGCTATCTGTGGATTGTAGAACACCGTCGCATTGCCGATGTCGGTAAACATATCGCCGTATACAAACACCTTACAAAAGGCATTTAATGCCGCGTCAGACACCCAGCTTGCCGGGGTAGTATACTGATACTCCCTGCATA